GGAGGGGTATCTTTCAATCAACTTTCCACAAATCGTACAAGGAACAATAATTCTTTTAACTTGTGCTTTATCGTGGCACTCAACCGAACAATATTTTTTGTTCCAATCAGCAATCTTATTAACTTTCATTTCCTTACCACACCACTGGCATATCAAAGTACGGTGATTGCTTTTTTCTGTTTCTCTCAAACATTTTATATTACAATGTTTCCTTTTGTTTATCTGTGAAGGTTTTACCCAAAAATCTTCACCACACCATAAACACTGTTTGTATTGTCCTTTTAATTTAGATTGAGAGATTATTTTCCGGCGACAAGTTTCAGAGCAAACAGAATTTTCCCATCTGTCATATTTACTCAAAAACTTTTTACCACATATAGCACAAGTTTTTTCTTTTAGTTTCCTTCCCATTTAATCACCCGTATATATTGTAGCATATCCCGCTTCTCGGTGCAAGTTTTAAGCAGCCAACATCGTACCATATACATCCACACCAGCAGCACCGCCACCTGCCCATACGGGGCACATGGTAGTTTCTACCCAACGAATACCATAAAGCCGACCAATTTCGCCGTTTAAGATATTCTTTGTGTCTACATACAGGTTCGGTTCACGCCACTCACTGTGACCTTTCAGGTCGTAAGCAGCATCAGGGTGAATAAACCCTACATAGTCTTTACCTTCAGCAGGGCCGACATTGTTCCTCGCCATAATCTGGCGAATACGCCTTACCTCAGTTCCAGTAAAGATGTCTGCGGCAGTAACATCGCCCCTATCAGCATGTGCGCCTACATAGTAGACGTTAGTGCCGTTAAAGACAATATCACGGACACGGGTTTCTAAAGTCAGAGCTGCTTGCTCACCAATCAAATCAGTAGTTTCCAGAATGACAGGATCAAGTCCTACCATATCCAGATAATCTGTCAGAAGGACAAAATCACCTTCCTGTTTGACGGTAGCAACAATCTGACTAATTGACAGGTTTTTACCTGCCGGGGTAATGCCTTCTACCAATGAATCCGCAGGAACAGGCAGGGAGTTAAAGCGTCTAAAGTTAATAGTCGCACCCTCGTTCTTCGGAATTGGCTTCTTATATTTCTGACCATGCTGTAAGAAAACCAGGTTAGGTAGAAGTCTTTCTAACAACGCTCGCTCATAAAACGTCTTTCGTTCTGCGGGTAACTTAGCGTAACTGTTATTGGGTTGTGGCATTTTGTTTCAACTCCTTTTTCTAAAATAAAAAACTACCCTTTGCAGGTAGTCTCATTTGTTACATTATGTTGTTACAGACTAAAGCTGAGATTCGCTCTCACTCTCGGATTCTTCTGTGGTGCTTAGATCAGGCAAGTATGGATCGATGAAATCCATAGCATCGTCACCGTCTGCGGCAGCAGCATTAGTACCAGAGCTACCATACTCACAACCATAGGTTTCAAAGATAAAACCTACAGGCGTTCCACCTGAAGCAGCAATCAATGCAGCACCATCAAGAGTAAAACCACGCTCATTTGTTTCAATAAACGAATCGTGTCTTGCTTCATTAGTTGCATTGAAACGGAAGATGTAATCTTCCTCTACGGCATACCAGTGAAACATATCCTGTGGAGCATCATTTGCCTCTACAGCGATAATCTTCACCATTGCCGGAGTATAACCAACAACTACCACGTTATCATCGGCAGCGGCAAAATCGTCACCGTTAACGATACCGTGGCTAATCTGACTTGTGTGCATATTCATGGCTAATTGTGTCATTTCAGTTCAACTCCTTTACGATCTTTTGTATTTCCCTAACATTACTTCGTCTTTCAGTTTTGCAAACTGCTCATCGGTTAGATCCTCTACGCCAAGTTTGGGAGTAGAAGGTTTCTGTAAACCAACATTGGTTTCTTCCCGTTTCTGGATTTTCTTGATCGTCTCCTGTTGGACTTGTCGGTCTAAATTACCTGTCGTTACCGCATCAGCAATAGCCATTTTATAGGCTTCACCCCACGGCAATACTGACCCATACTTCTTGTAGTGTTCCATCCGATAATTGTGCAACTTCTTATTGTCCCAATCTGGTAAAGATTGGTTTTCCTGTTTCAACTTATTAGCAAGTCTCTGTGCTTCGATGTATTCTTCCTGTTCTTTCTGCCTTTGAGTTTGCTGTCTTAGTTGCTCTTGCAGTCTGTTTTGGGCTTGCTGTTGCGCATACAGGACTTTTGCTACAGCAGGGGAAGTTTCAAAGTCATCAGCCAATTTCTGTATCTGTTCCTCGGTCATTTCACGGTACTTAGGTGCACCTTGCGATTGTTGCTGCGTAGTAGTCTGTGTCTGCTGTTTGATTTCTTCCATAATCTCGGCTCTTAGTTCATCTTTGACTTTAGCTTTATTTGCTTCCCACTTCTTTGCGAAGGCTATCGAAGCATCTTCAGTAGGCAGATCAGGTTTTTCAGGTTCTTCTGTCTGCTCTTTCTCTTCCTCACCCTCGCCCTGTTCGGTTTCCTCAGAACCGGCGGCGTTCTGTTCTTCTTCTTCTGTTTCGCCCGAATTATCATCATCTCCGAACAGAATCTTTTCAAAATCTAATTCCTCACTTACCTGTTCCCCGGCGGCAGGAACGCTCTCAACGCCCGTAGTTGTTTCTTCAGCCATTAGATAGTAAACCTCCTAATTTTTGATGTAAAAAAGACCCCCGAAGGAGTCTTTAATACCGCTATTAAGTTAAACTTACTTTTGCCCTTTGATTCCTAAGTTGATCCATCTATAATGATGCGCTCTTACTTCTTTCTTATCCATCTCTACTACATTCTTTAAACCAATTTTTCTGAACAAACTTTTTAAATAGCGTGGGCTAAACATTGCCTTGTGCAATCCCCACGGAGGATAGTCAACACCTGAAGTAAAAGAAAATATATTCCCGTTTGCAAATCGGCAGGGATCACTGTCAACAATCTTATATTTCCATGTAGGACTTTTGGCAACAAAACTAAGATTGCCCCTTTCTGCCTCCACAAACGCATGACACGCCTTTAAACCATTAGGAACCCATACTTCAAGCCATCCACCGTTTTTTAATATTCTCACCCACTCTCTTAAAGTTCTTTCAGTGTATTGCCATTCAATATGCTCCAACACATGAGAAGCATAAATAATATCAAAAACTGCATCTTCAAACGGTAAAGGTTTACTGGCATCAGCTACATGGTCAACATTATCTCTTTCAATAACATCTAATGTTTCAAACCCCTTAATCCGTTCATCTTCCCACCCTGGGCCAATATCTAAACAACGCATTTCATCACCGCTTCGGCGATAAGCCAATCCCCTTCTGTGTCAATATCTAATCCCTGATACTTGGGTATCTCAAACATATAAGGCATATCTCCAATCCTACTGTTATTTTTAGAAAACGTATTCCGATCAAATATATACATAGTAGAATTATCTTCATAAACAGGCAATAAATCCTGTGATCTTTCCAACTTATGGGGATCGTGATTAATCGGAGTTGCCTGCAAACTAAATAATCTCATGTGATGTTTAGTAACGCCAAGCAAAGAATCAAAATTACCACTTTTCTTAAATCTCTGATACAGATAAATTGCTTTATTCATAATTGCAGGCGATAGTAAAGGATTAGTTGTATGAGTATAAAGAAACTCATCATCATCTAATTGCTCAATAGTCCATTTAATCAAACAGTTGCCTGTTACCATATCTCCACACAATTCTTCAGGACGATACAATATTTCAACATCAGGGAAATACCCTTTTACCATATCAGCAATAACACGACTATCGGTATTTATAACCACTTTGGTTATATTTACATACTGCAAACTATTCATGATCCAATAAAATAAAGGCTTATCACAAAAAGAACGTATATTTTTACCAGGCACTCTTGCGGAATGTTCCTTCATAGGAATAATTGCAATCATCTAAGCACCCCCATAAAAACGCTCCATAACTTCACTAACGTCTAAGCGTGAATCGTCTCTCGCCCTATTGCGTAAATATTTCATCTGAGCATATATATCATGTCTGCCTGTCTTACTATTCCTGCTTCTGTGGCGGGGTAGCGGTCCAGGTTGTGATACCTGACCCCAACAAGTAGACGAGTTAGCACCTTTTTTAGCTTGCTCTTCGGAAAATCCACCATATCCAACGTGATACCCTGTCTTAAAAAAATCACACCCTATTATTTTCAAACTCTCTATATCCGCTTCTAAGACATGGGCAACAACAACAGGAGCCATATTGGGATTAGACATGAGGGCTTTTGTAAGCGCATCCATTATTTTAGAAGGAACTACTATAAAAGGAATCAGATTACCAACAATTTTTTTAAGATGTCCCACACGCTTTACTTTTGTTGATCTCTTGCTGACCAACCATTTAACGCCGTCATTTTTCCACGACATAACTTCCTTTTTGGTATGTAAAGAAAATAAATCAGGTCTGTGCTTTACGTGTGTTTGCCCCATCACCACATGATATAAAACATCAGTTCTGCTACCCAAATCACCTTTTAATTCTTCAGGAACAGGGCAACCTAAATTCATTCTGATAATCACATCGTATTCATCTATTTCATTACCTCTCCCCTGTCCTTCTAAATACTCAGCAGGGCCGACCAAGATTACTTTTTTCCCTTTCAGGTAATTCATATAATCCTGATTATTCATTTCCTAACTCCTTGCCTATAGATTTCGCTACCGCTTTAGCCTGTTTCATTAAATCGGCAAACATCTCTATCGTCAGCGAGTGCGCCCCATCCGTCTTAGCTTCTTCAGGCTTATTATGAACCTCCACCATAATCCCATCAGCACCTGCGGCAATCCCTGCCAATGCCATAGGAATCACCAATTCCCTGCGGAATGTCCCATGTGAAGGATCGACAATAACAGGCAGGTCACATAAATTTTTAAGGGAGGGAACAGCGTTTAAATCAAGAGTGTTCCTCGTATAAGTTTCAAAGGTTCTGATCCCACGCTCGCATAAATATATCTGATCATTGCCAACCGATTTAATAAACTCTGCTGCCATTACAAACTCTTCTATTGTTGTAGCAAACCCACGTTTCAATAAAACAGGCTTCCCTTTACGCCCAATTGCTTTTAACAACTCAGAGCATTGCATATTCCGTGAACCAATCTGAATAATATCTGCAACCTTCGCTACTAAATCAATCTGCTCATACCCCATAGCTTCTGTCACTATAGGCAACCCTGTTCTCTGTCTGGCTTCAACAAAATATTCTAACCCAATCTCACCGATACCATCCCACCTATCAGGGCTTGAGCGTGGTTTATAGACACCGCCACGTAAAATATCTGCCCCTAACTCTTTGACAGCATCGGCAATCTCAAGGATCTGTTCCCTGCTCTCCACGGCACAAGGCCCCGCTATGACTATACAGCGATTACTACTTCGCATAGTTCATCACCTACTTATTTTATTTGTGTCCAATAGGAAACCTTTGTGGATTAATTGAAAAACGCTTCGGAGAACCTTTGCCAGGTCTGTATCGTGCGTTTTGCCGTCTTTTGACGGGAACAAGATGTCTTACCCTGCGAAGAGTATCACCCTCATACACACCTTCTACCACAATACTGCGGACAGTATCGGCATCATAATAAACATCAACAACAATAGACCTCTTAGTATCAAACACTTCTTCGTATAGTTTCATAATATCTCTGACAGTATCAGCATCATAAACATTTTCCGTTAATATATTTCTGAACGTGTCAGCATCATAATCCTCTGCGGTGCAAACTGATCTAATAACATCACAATTAAACATAACATTGTCAGTAGAGGGGAACGTATGATGAAAGAAAAATACTTCAGCAGGATCTAAGGCAGAGAAGTAATAACCTGCTGTTTCAACCTGTGTGATAAATGTGCTGTTTGCCTTCCAACCATAAGCATATTTAGGCGAAACGGAAGAGCCTGAAGTAGTAAAGGCGTTTGCCCCAACAGTTTGACTGCCTTCATAATTATTGATAATTTCTTCTAAGTTGTTGCAACCAGTAAAAGCAGACTCTCCAATAGATACTACAGAATCTGCGATTGAGATACTTTCTAAGTTCGATAAACCATAAAATAGATGATCCCCAATCGTAGTTACGCCACTATCAATTTGAATATCAGTAATTCTTGTATCTTCAAATACCAGAGAGTTGCCATAGGTGTAATCATAGGTTGCGCCTGTGCCGTAAACATGAAGCAATCCGTTAGAATATAAATCACCTGTTACATCTGCCCCTAATGCAAAATTGTCAAGATGGAGAACGACTTCCCTCAAGCTGTCACCGTCATAGGTATGCTCTGCTTGAATGTCTCGGCTTACATCAGCATCATATGTGTCAGGCAGAGTTATCTGATTAAAGCCAATGCTGTTAAATTGTCCATTGTTAAACATAGGCAACTCCACCTATTAAAAATATTTGTTATAAATTTCCCTGCGAAGATCTCCCTTCTGGGAGTATTGCTTAATCAGTTAGTTGAATTACTTTTTAATTACAGGCTCTTCTTTTATCGGCTCATCGAATATCGGCTCCTTTTCTTCTGGCAAATCTACCACTATCACCCCACACTCGATATAATCACCCTTATCAACAGGATCGCCTTGATAGACTGCCTGTGTAGTTTGGTCAAAGTTTTTAGGTATCTCCGCAAACTTTACAGGCTTACCCTCCACTACTTTGGTTACAGTTTCCTCTATATTAATTTCCTTTTTCTCTTTTTCATCATAGACTTTTTTTGTTTCAACCTCTTCAATCTGTAATTCTTTAGATAGACTATCACCGTAGATTCTGCGATCTGTTGTAGTGATTAGCTTGCCATCTTGGATTATTCCGTATTTCATATCTACACCGCCTTTCTACATAGCCGCCCGCCGAGAGACACAAACGCAGCCGCCGACGAGATGCTCAAGCGCCATAAGGAAGGCCCAGCATTCGCGCCAGAGTACCAGTCACCGCCGAAGCGGGCCATATAAGAACCGCTACCTTGGTAATAATAGTCACAGTAATATTGCTCCGAGCTACCCTGCACCGATATTGGGAACTCTGCGTAAGGGTAGTTCTCATCCCAGCCCATTGCTTGCGCGTATAGTTGTGCGTCGTGGTTGACGTATCCTATTTCCTCGTAAGGGGCAGCAAACACGTTGCTGGCATAATCATCGGCATCATCACAAACCCAAGCTTGCCTTGCGGTAATATTTACGCCGTCGACAAACTGATAAATATCAGCGTATGGAGATTCTATGCCTCGATACATACACGGGTATTTGCCGTCAGAGTTACTAATAAGCGATCCGCTTGATGCTGCAATGCCGTCACTAAAACCTGTCTTCCATGCCGTGTTCATGATGAAGTCATTAAGCGCAATATTTACCGCTGCGCCGTCAAAGGTTATTGTTGTTTCTCCTGCCCCCGGAGTATCCGCTTGAATATTAGTTATCGTGCGCCCGTAGGTATTTGGTAGTAAAGAAGACGTTGTTCCGGCCAAATGTATTGAAACCGTCTGTCCGATCTCATACACCGCCCCCTCCGCATTAGTAATAACTATAAAATTAACACCCGTACCTGCATGTAATGCTTTGTGGGCAGAGCCATAATAACCAGAAGCAAAACCGTACATAATTGTCTGCATGTTAAGAGTAGCAAACTCAACAAGCAGCAGCGTCCTCAAAACATCGATAGCGTGTATATCTAACTGTTGATATCCTACTCCGTTTGCTTCGGCGTAAGTTCTAAAGGTTACTATATTCTGGTTGCAGAGCGGGTATAGATCAGGTTTGCTCTGAAGTTTTGGTGTGCCGCCGCCGTCTGATGTGGCTAAGTGCGCTCCAAAGTCAAAATAATCAAGTTCCACTCCCTTTGTAAAGTCCCAAAAGCACCAAGGCAAATAAAAATCTGTGTGTTGATATTTCGATACTTCCCACGTTTTATAATTAACATCATCAATCTTGCGAATGTAAAATTTAGGTATTCGAATAAAAACATTGCCGAGTGAATCTGTTACAGAGGTCATATCTCTAAAAATAGGCATGTAATCGAAGTCATTTACAACTCTTTGCCCGTCGTCTAAGCCAACATTGGCGGTCAAACCTTTGGCTGCACCGATGCGGGTCATGGTAGGTGTTGCGCCTTTATCCCATCTTACGCCGAAAATAGGGGCGTTTTCTTCCACTCTGTCATCAGAATAATCCTCTGCATTATCTAATAAATATGGTCTAAACCGCGACATAAGATATTCCCTCCCCACTCACTGAAGCATCAATATATATTTCATTGGTATTGCTTACAGGTATGGTTATACTATCCTTCGCCTCAAGTTCTGCGCCGTAAACAGTAGATGATACTGTGGCACTGCCGACGTAGATATAACCTGTGTTCGCCCTCTTTGCTATGATGGTAATTTCACGGCAAGCAACTGCGGATAATTGTACCCGTGTCCCTGCTGTGGTCACATTCTGCACATTCGCTACTGCAAGACTACTGCCCGTTAGTGCAACATAAGCAGGGTTTGTTTCAGTAAATAACTGATCCCCATCCAAATCCATTGGGATAGTAAACTGCATACCATCTTTGCCAAGTATCGCCTGATAAGTGTCTGCTGCTTCATCGAATACATGGGCTACGGGATGTCCATTGAGATCTCTCGGAATTTCTTGAGTATCATAAGCCATATCTATTCCTCCTTATGCAACACCGATAACGGCTTCAACCCTAAATGTTACGCTGGTATCATTTGCCGCATCTTCAGTATGCTCAACTCTTGCCCTCGCCCAAAATATAGTATTGGTATCATCAATCTGAACTGTAAAATCTAACTCTGTCTCAGGCACATCCCAATCAGTAGCATTTAAAGTATCAGGACTTCCACTGTCATCAGGAGCAAGTTGCCATTTATCTAAGTGCGCCCCGTCTACCAAAGTTACTTTCGCATGAATACCACTGTCCAAGCGTGTTTCATATCCTGCATCACAACGCAACGCCAACTTCACCCAACTGCCATTTTCAAAAGAAGCAGCAGGAACAGTAATTGCACCTGAATCAACAGGCGAAGCATCAGTACCGCTTGATACCAAAGTGCCATCGGTATCACCCGAAGTTGGGGTATCAGTATAAAGTTTAATTCTACTACTCATTGTCCTCACTCCCGTTTCTCGGATATTTTAGGCAAACTAACCTTCGCCTTCGATCTCTGCACCCTGTTCCTGTATTAACGCCATCATCTGTTGTAAGGTCTCAGGGGTTATCTCGGTTCCTGTTTGTTGAGCCATCTCAATAGTCTTAGATACAATCTCATCAACTATTGCCTTTTGTTGTTCTAATACAGTCTGCTGTTGTTCTAACGCCCTATCTTCAATTAATTCCAATAGGTCAACAACTTTCGGGAATACTTCAGGTGGTAACATTCTCAAGTAAAGATCCCCATCTATCAGACCGAGTTCTGCCATCTTCTCTAATGTAGAAGCTATAACAGTCTTAGAATACGGACTTGCCGATCCTAAAGTAACCTTGACATCAAACTCCATTTCGTCAAACTTATCAACATCAAACCATGCCAACCCTTCAACATTATTCTTTCCAAAGACTTTATATAATCTGTCCTCGTTATAATATTGTTTGATATAACCCAACCATATTTCCCCTAATTCTTTGTAAGAGTGATATAGTCTGCGCTGAATACCTCTTATCCTCACACCTGCTGCTTCCTGCAACGCCATAATAGCAGAAGCGTTTAAGTGAGCAGAAGGAGCCTTCCCACTCCACGCCTCATGAACACCGGAAGTATCTTTCATACCCTGCGCCATTATGTCTTTTAAGAAGGGAATATAGGTTGCAATCTGTGGAGGGTTTAGATAGGTTACACCCCAACCCTGTGCAGGAGGGGTCATATCTTCAATAATATTTCCACCCGGTCCTTGTGATAAATCTTCCTTTTTCACAAAATCTGACTTGTAAAGTTTATCAGGAAGTCCAGTCTTATATGCTCCTAAAATAGCAATGCCTTGCAATCGGTTAAGTTCCTTCTGGTTGTTAATCAGATCGTCACCTTCCGATTTGGCAAAGAAACTCTTCCTCTTCGGATACCAAGCAAAATTCGTAAAAGGATAAAGGTTACTCTTATAATAATTTTCTTCTTTGCGAATAATATAATCCTGACATACTACAGTGTATTCAATCCTCGCTTCTCTACGAGTAATTGTTTCCTTCTCATCTTCTTCACCAATTTCTTCTTCCTTCGTTTCAATCTTGCGCTCCCAATGGTGAACAAGGTTTACATAATCAGTTTCTGTCTGTTCAATTCTTTCATGATCATATACCTGCATTTGAGATGTAGCGGGATCTGCTTCTAACTTATCAACAAACTCGGAGAACTTTTCATAGTCCTGTTTCACCTGTTTAAGAGGTCTACGCTCAGTAACAATAATATACGGTTGTTTTTGGATAGACTGTTCTTTAGGATCGCCAGGAAAGAAATCGGCAATATCAATCTCCATTACACATATTTCACCGATAAAACTACCGTCACCTGAGCCAGATATTGTATTGTCCCAATATGAATAAAGAATCCCGTTGCCAAGCAGAGAAGATGATAGGGATTGTTGCTCTAATAAATCTTCTATATTATTAAAATCCGCAATATGCCCTGCCATCACCACAAGCAATTCAGAAGGAGTAATTTCAAACTTCTCTTCTTCTTCATCAACAGGTTCAGCTTCAACCTTAAACGCATTTCTCATAGAACCTTTTTTCGGCTCAAAATACATCTCAGGTTTCTCATAAGTTAAACCTGCAACCTTCATCCCAATAATTTCACTAAAGTGGTTAGTTACAGGACGGGGGTAATTTTCCGTGCCAGCAGTAACAGCAGGCCACTGATCGCTCTCCCAAAATCTTGTGTATTCATTCCACTTCTCCGTTAAATTCCTACCAGTTTTGTAGGTTTGACCAGAGAGGAGTTTAGTTTTTATACTTTCTGCTTTTTTGCGATCATCTTCAGTCATCGGCACTTCTTCTAATGCACTATTTTTAGCCAATATCTTCACCGCCCTTAAACTCTTCATACGCTTTAGTTACTTGTCCGGGGATTAGGTGAACAGGAAATTTTACATTATCAGGTTGATCCATTTTGAAACATGAACGTGCATGTGCAGTTGCTCTCATTAAAGCTACTACTTCTGCTACCCCATCAGCCATTTGCTTATCCACATTATATTTAATGATCTCTAATGAATATCCCCGTTTATACATTCTGATCATCCTCTTTGCCGTATAGCCAATTCTTAATATCAATTTCCTCTTTCTTTGTTGCTTCTAATGTTTTCTTTCTGTCAATACTTTCACCAATCTTTTTAATAACCTTAGTAACAGGGGCAGTAGCTGTTTCAACAACACTTTCCCCCCGTTTTAATGAACCTAACGATGCCCCTGCAAATGACGCTAAAAATACTATCAGGGCAAGTAACAGGTAGTCCATAATAAACCTCCTTACCAAGTGGCATAGGGATCAATAGCAATACTTCCAGACTGTTTATCTTCTTCCGTTCTTAATTCAGGTGGTAAAGGATTCGCTCTCGGAGTTAATATTTTTCCTGATTTCGATACGTGGTAGCTGACAAGGCCATATCCTGCCCCATCTATCCAGTGATCTCTACTCGACTCTGCATACTTCTCAGAATCCTTTTCATCCTCTTGCACCTGCGGTAATGTTTCAATCAGCATCTTGCAGGTGTTAAATATTCTTACCTTTGCAACCATCTTACCATTATATTCAAATGGCTTCAGGTATTCATGCCAGACCGCTTTTCTCAATACCCTGTCAGGAATAGATGACAAGATAGGTGATAATCCCGCTTTTTGATAATAATAAGCAATCGTTTTCCCTGCTGCTAAAGGGTGAGAAGCAAAAGCATCGTGACCGACATATATCGGCCCAATTCTTTCACTAACCCTGTCTACAGAGTTGTCCGATACTTGCACCTTAGATGACAAGCGCAAAACTTGTTGAGCCTGTTCTGTATAGGTTAACTTAGGATCACCAGGTTCTCTGGTAAACTCTCTGTAAATATTAACAAACCCTTCTTCATCTATGGCATACCAATACCATGCAAAGGGGTCTGTATACCCATTGTCAGCACCCATCCACTTATACCAATGATCAGGAATCTTAAATGGTTCTACTACATGAATCTCAGGATCAAATTCTTCAAAAGCCTGTCCTTCATAAACATCCCAATCACCATGTAGAAACGCCTGTCTTTTCTTCGGAGGAAGGTTTTCAAGACGTTTTACATAAGCAGGGTCGTTCATCATAATCGCAAAGTTGTCATATACGGTAGCAGGAACAAAAGCAACAGTGTTTCCGGTAACATCATCGGTATATTTCTTTTTACCTTTTTTAGTAGGTTCTATATATCGTTTTAAAACCCATGAATGACCAATGCCGCCAGGGTTGCATGTAGCTCTAAACTGAGGAGGAAAACCTAATGGTGAACGTAAGCAAGATAATATCTGCTGCACAGTTGCTTCCTCATGTTTAGTTAATTCATCTATACCGATAAAATCTATAGAACGACCATCATACTGTTCTGCATCTTTCCTATCTTTCACATAACGAAAAAAGACCTTTGAGCCGTTATACAGCGAAGCGGTCTTTTTGGTATCGTGGTATTTGTAAATTTCCTGTGGAACCCTTTGCTTCCATTCTTTGATTAAGTTAGATTCAAGGTCATCGTATGTCTCTCTCATCAGGTATATGGTTGCACCAGGGAACTCTAAGGCATAAGCAAGTGCTTCCATCGTAATAGCGCATGATTTCCCACCGCCTTTTACTAAGCACCGCCATAAACAACTTCTGTCTCATTACGAGAGTGAAATTCTTTTTGTCGGTCGTTAGGCACATACTTTACAGTTACTTCCGAGTTGTTTGTAACGGTCATTGGCATCACCCCGCTTCCTCAATCTGATCACATAATCGTTCAAATCTTTTCAATGCCCTAACATACGAATTAGTACTCAACATTAATTCAGAACCTAAGTAGACATGGTAAGTATTAGTTTCGTAACAGTAGCACAGTTCAGCATCCATATTTTTACCCCATTCTTTTAAGTTCTTCTTCTAAATCTTCCTCAAAAGGTAAACCTTCTTCCATCGGTTCTGCACCCATCATTTCGGGTGTCGCAGGAGGAGCTGGCATCCAAAACAAATCCCCCACATTAAACGGAGTCTGAACTTCGTCTAAAGGAATATCAATAATTTCTCCCTGCATCCCAACCATTGCAGTAATACTCTCAGGATTCATTTCAACTACTACAGACTGAACTAAATCCATTCCCTCTATAGGCATCACAGGGAACGCTTCTATAGGCAACTTTAACTCCTGCCCATTCTCATCTACCAATACAACTTCATTACCCTCTATCGCCGATACAGTAGCACTCTGTGGCATTGATTCATCTAACATCGGCTCCGCAGGGGCATCTACCATCTGCTCTTCCATCATGGGGTCAGACATCATAGGAGGTTCGCCCATATTAGGCATTTCATCGGGAAGTTGCTCTATCGGCATACCCATCATTTGTTCTTCTAACATTTCTTCTTCTCGCCGTCTCTTTGGCATATTCTCACCCCCTATAATTGAAGTATAGATTGTTCACGATCATCATTTACCCATATGGTTGATTCCCATGTAGAGTTGACACCTTCATCTCTATTCCAAATAAATGTCTGACTACGACATAACCGCCCTACATACTTTTCATCAAACTCCCAAGCATCATGTCCTGCCATGCTTGATAACTCTCTTACAGTTACCCCTGCTTCTTCCATTACAGCAAGCCTATGCCTGTGTCCTGTATGCCATTCTCTTGCAAGCGTTCTGCCCCATGCTTGAGGGACTTCTACCGACATAGTAGCAGGTAGTCTGTTACGCCCTTTATGTCC